GACCGGGGCGACAGATGACCGAGAACTCATTAAAAGAGCATTAAGCCAAATTTCATGTCGTTCTATATTCGATAGTACAACAGCCACTTTTCAAGACTTGTGGGAAAATAATTCAAATCGATTAGCCGTAGCGTATCCACCGAAAAGCTCAGGACAAATTTACGACTCAAGTGCAGCTGATTTAGCGCTAGCTTCACATCTTGCTTTTTGGACTGGCCAGCATCATGAGCGCATCAAAAATTTAATGATGCAATCTTTTTTAGTAAGAGAAAAATGGAATCGCTATGGGTACTTACGAGAGACTATACAAAAAGCTTGCTGTCGACAAATTGAAGTCTTCAAGAAAGAAATTGCGGCACAAGCGGCACCTGTTTTACCATCTTCTAGATACAGAGCAACGACTCTGGCTGATTATGTACCTGCACAAATTTCCACAGTCACAGGCAAAACTTTAATTTCAGTAGATAATTTAGAAAAAATATTTGAAGGGTGTGTGTATATTTGTGACATACACAAGATATGGGTACCCTCGGGGTTCACTTTATCGCCCGATCAATTTAGAGTAATGTATGGCGGATATACTTTTGCCATGGATTTCTCGAATGAAAAATTCACCTCCGACGCATTTAAAGCTTTTACGCAATCTCAAGCAAAAAGATTTCCAAAAGTTGATTCTTCTTGTTTTTTCACAGATCAACCACCAGGTGCAATTTTAGTTGAAAATAAAAAGAGAGTTGTAAATACCTGGTGGCCGATAGAAACTAAAAAAGTATACGGGGATATAAGTCCATTCTTAAATCACCTCAGAAAGATGTTACCGGTGGAACAAGATCAAAAGATACTATTAAGTTACATGGCTGCAGTTGTGCAATACCCTGGTAAAAAATTTGATTGGTGCCCGGTAATTCAAGGCGTGGAGGGGAATGGTAAGAGCGTACTTTCTTTATGTCTCGTTGAAGCGTTAGGTTACAATTATGCTAAAACTGTCCCACTTTCAGATTTTAGCGAAAGGTTTAACGCTTTCTTATACAAATCATTATTTGTTTGGATCGACGATGTGGGGCCCTGTAAATCTAAAATAGAAGCTATAGAATCACTAAAAACCAAAATTACTGCTACATTTACAAAGATAGAACCGAAGGGAAAAGACCAGACTTTTGAAAAAATATATTGTAATTTCATGTTAAATTCTAATCACAAAGATTGCGTGCAGAAGGCTCAGAACGAGCGTAGGTTCGCAATTTTTTATACAGCCCAACAAAAAAAATCAGATTTAGCCGCATGCGGGATGACACAAAAGTATTTGTCGGCTTTAGAGAGCTGGTTTAAACAAGACGGGTTTGCGATTGTAAATCAATTTTTATGTGACTTTGAAATCCCGGATGAATTTAACCCCACGGGTGTGTGTAAACACGCTCCAGCTACTTCTAGTATTAATGAAGTAGAATTAATCAATACTGATTTTGTTGAAATCGAGTTAAGAGAAGTGATCGAACAAGACACCCCTGGGTTTAGAGGAGGGTGGGTATCAAGCGTCATGCTGGATAATTGGCTAGTCTCTGTGAAATTAGATAAAAAAATAAACCGGCGTCAGCGGTCCATACTGCTAGAAAATATGGGGTATATAGTGCATCCGGGTTTAACAGACGGCCGAACGAACACTAAAGTGATGCCGGATGGCGCTAAACCCAGGCTTTATATACACAAAGACAGCGGGTTGCAAGACATACGTAAAGATATAGCTAAAGAGTATGCTGACGCACAAGTTAAAAATTAAGTTACGTTAGGCTAAAAGACTACATTTTTTAGTATTTTACGATGGTATTATCTTTCTTGACATATCGACTATTGACGAAATAGTCAATAACTTAACTTAACGGAGGGGTTATGATTATACACAAATTTGAAAAAATAGACGATACAAAATTTTTCAAAGATTTGGCTAAAGAAGCATATGGGGTATCCCCGCATGCTTATAAAAATATCATAAAATATGAAAAAATCAGGGATCCTCTAAAATATTCTATAAGCCCGTCGCGACACGAATTAAGAAAATTATTAGATTTTTATTTAAGAGAGAGAGCTTTAGTTGTGTTTCGAACGGCTACCAAAGATTTTTGTACATCTTACGAACGATTAGGGGGTAAAAAAAATGCAAGAATTTTATGTTAAATTCGGCAAAGAGCTTAAGATTAGCCCAAAAATATCGGTTATTGTCATAAAACAGTCACAATGGGGGGTGCAAATAGGCACAATTGCACCTAAAAATGTATCAATTTGGAGGGAGGAAATATATAAAAAAATTAAAAAAGAGAAATAATTATAGGTCGGCCCCGACTTAAATTGATTTTTGTAATTTTTGGAGGTATAATATCTTCTTTTTGTGGAGAGGATATCGTGCAATTTTTAAAAACTTGGGACGACAAAAAATTAATCACAATTTCTCAGGCTTTATATGTTTTTAGCAGAATAGCTAGATGTCGGGTACGACATAAAAATTTTATAGAATTTTTAGCTAATGAGAAAATAAAGTTTTTTTATGAAAATGGCCGCCGCTACGTATTGCACGCAGATATCGTAAAAGCGGCTGAACTGTGGAAACCTGGAGGGATTTTATGAAATTGCTTATAATTTATACAGACCCGGAAAAAATAGAAAGCCTTAAAATTTTTGTTGAAAAAGCACTAAAGCGGTACTTTCTGCTGTCTAAGATAGACGAAATCCAATGCTATGTCGGTACACGGCTGAGAATAGAAGTCACGGGTGACATAGGGCGGTATTCTCACGGTCAACTGCAAAAGCTTAATGGGGAATTATACGAGCTAGAGCATAATATTACTCAAGCTTTTTGCAATGAGGTTCGTACAACTATTGAACACATAGCTAATATTTTGCATATTTCTCCTCGACATGTTCAGAGACTTTGCAAAAAGGGGGTAATACCGGCGCATAAAAATGACGGAAGATGGCAAATATCGTCTGATGATTTTAAAGACTATTTAAATATTTTTTTTAAAAAAAATTATTGACTATTTCGTCAATAATCAGTATTATCATAGATGTCGGTAACGACAAATAACTCACTGATGGAGATTTTTATGAGCATCCAATCAACATTAAACAATTTATGTTGCGGTAAACACGAAGGGGATCAAATATGTGATTATGCTGTAAACAATAACCCTACTACTCTAAATGTTATGACGCCAGATCAGATAAATAAATTTGAAAACGCTTTATTAGAAATATTTAGATACAAAAAATGGGTATAAATCACTAAAGGAGATATGAAAATGAGAAGATTATATAGAGATACCTAAATTTTTAAAGGTATTAAACAATTTTATGCCGTTAAAATATAAATTTGTTCCTGAGGAGATGGGATTTGTATTAATTACATATTTGACCGCTGGAAAAATGGGGTTTAGAGAAAGTAAAAAAAGTCTTTTTCAAAGAATTTTCAACGGTCATTGATATTTAATAGATAAAGGAGATTTACAAACTGATGAGTGTCCGATTTTTATTCGAGCAAAAAAGAGATTGGTGGGTTAGGAGAGCTAACCCTTTGAATTTAAAACAGTTATTTCCACAGAACGGAGGTATTTCTGATAAGGCCTTGCGCGGATATATATCTGATGATTTTTTTAATAAAACTACAGTAGCTGCAAAAATGAAAGTCAATAAAGAATTTAAAAGAATTAGGCGATTAATTTTTTTAGAAACTTTATCGAAATTGAATCTAAATAACTAACACAGAGGGGGAATAGATTATGAATTACTATAATGACTATGATCACGATGATCGTGATGTCTTAAAAGAAGATATCGATCAACTAGAAACATATTTTTTAAGTACTTTTAAGTTTTTATGCTCTGAACCAGAAATTGCTTTTTTTGAAACCCACTTTAGCGCAATGCGGAAATCGTGTTTTCGGCTGGGGCGGCTAAAAACTAAAAAAGAGTTATTAGAAAAAAATTTGAACATGCACTTTTCTGACGTATTTACTTGTTGTCAAACACTAAAAAACAGAGAAGAGGTAAAAAATAATGGCTAGCTATTATGTAGAATTTAATAATGAAAAACATATGTTGCCGGCTATGTCTTTAGCGGGCGCTAAAACTTCAGCCACAGCGGTGTTGAGAAATAATTTTTCAGGAGGAAAAGTCGGAGGAGCAGCTATATTATACGAAGAGAAAATACCAGTCTTTTGCAAAAAACGGCAACGGTATCCGTGGGGGGTGATGTGGGACGCAGAGTGGAAAGCATTACCTGAAAAAAAGAGGGCTGAAAAATGAAAGAAGCTTTGGAAATAAAAAGTCTAATGATAGAGCCTTATGTGACTTTTATATCTGACTTGGATAGAGTATGTAGATTCTATGCAGAAGATGGCTTTATATACTTAGTACTATTCATACCAGGTGGATGCTTTGCAAATCGCGTATTAGTAAGAGATGTAAAAGAAAGAAGATGTTGGCGAGGCCACAGACACAGTATTCAAACAATACTAGAAACTGATGATGTAAAAGAAGTGTGGCTAAAGATCAAAGATCTTGAGTACGTGTAAATACAAGTTCGAATAAATCGTGAGGACACACACATGAAAAATATCACAGTCATGACATTCTGTCAGAAGCCAGTGGCTGAATACTTTATATATTGTCTCACAGCAATAGCTAGGATTTCGTTAATGGGTCGTGTACTGCTTTGTGATGGAATCAGAAGTAAAAAAATAAAGAGGCAAGCGCATGAATAAATTAGATATTATTTTAGGGGGAGCGGTAATTTTATGTATTGTGGGAGTTATTATATTTTGTCATTACTACCCATAATGTAAATTTGGGTCGCAGACGACTTAAAAATAGGTCGTCTACGACTACTCGCAAGAGCGCTTTAGTCGGCGCTTTTTTTACGTCTCCATTTTTATCCGCATTTATATAGTTGAGTTTAGTATGATTATGACATGGGCCTTCTAGGCCCCTAGAAGGCTATTTATGGAACGATAACACGATTCTAGCTCCTCAGGTACCTTTTTAGGGCTAAAAGCGCCCTGAGCGCTGTAAAGCGATTTTTTGATTTTTCCACAAAATCCTTACTAACTATTAGTGAAATTGTATAAAATCTTCTCAATCTCCCCAAAACCCACTTTTGCTTCGAAAAAACGTAAACACGTCACGGGCCACTGCGGCAGTAAGGCGCAAATCACTTTTCCCGCAAAAAAACGTAAACACGTCACGGGCCACTGCGGCAGTAAGGCGCAAGCCACTTTTCCCGCAAAAAAACGTAAACACGTCACGGGCCACTGCGGCAGTAAGGCGCAAGCCACTTTTCCCCCGAAACTACCCCTTTTTTGCATACTCCTGGGTAAAAAACATAAAATATTATTTACGTCGTTAGCGACCTATTATCGTTTTCATGTTGTTTTAGTAAAGTTTTTTTTTTTACCTCCTGGTTAGCTGTTTTCACCTACTATAGCGGATTTTTTTTACTTGTGCTTATACTAGCTATAATCATATTTAATATATTTGTGTAGTTAGAATTAATAAAAAAAAAATACTAATTTTAACTAAACGAAAAAAAACGTCGCAAAAAACTCGCGAATTCTAACTACAGTTAGCATTTCGCTAACTCTTAGCAAAAACGATTTTAAGTTATTGATTTTGTGGTGTCGTATTGTCGGAATCTCAGACCCCGCATTTTTGTGTATATTATATACAGCGGGCCAAAAGTGGCTTGCGCCTTACGGCCCCTGTGGCCCGTTACGTGTCTGTGTTTTTTAGAGGTGAAATAGTTACGGGCCACTTAAAAAAAAAAAATTATCTTACGTATCAGTAAGTTATATTTTTTCACCATTTTTTTAGGTGTATTTTTTTACTTTTTTTACTAAAACTAGCAAATCGCATTTTAACCACCACGTTAGCAAAAAAATATTTGTCAAGTTTATTTTAGGTCGCGATGTCGCATCCTAATTTATTAATACATTTATTAGTTTATATGCGACTATTTATGGTTTACACTATTGTAAAGTAGAAGGCTCATGAATATTCTCACTAAAAATTAGTGAATTTATGGGGTTTTAGGAGGTTTTCGGAAATTTGCTAAATGTAACAGAAAAAAGTGCTTCGAAAATGGCATTTTTTAGTAAATGGGTTTTCAGAAGTACGATTCACCAGTAATTAGCATTTACTAATTTTTAGTATATAAAATAATAATAAATATATTATGGATAATAGGTTGATTTAGTATTGCTTTTTAGAATAATACTAAAAAGGCATCGATAATATGAAAAGCCCGTATGTATTCAGTAGAAAATTGAGTTTGTAATTAAGTCGCAAACGACTTAAAAATATTTTTAGTAGAGAAAGTTCTTGACTTTCCACTTTTTACTGTTCTAGTATACTGAAAACCATTATGCGATGAAAAATAGGAAAAAATTATGCAGAATAGAGATATGAACTATTTGATACCCCAAAATGACTTTATTTCAGATGAACCTGTCCCTAGAAAAACCCTATTAAAATTTAAGGATTTAGCTTATACAGCGGAAGAAGTTAAACAAACAGTCGGTTCTCTTTTAGTAATGACTTTGCCTGAGTTATATCAAATGTATAACTCTTTAAATATTACAGTACTCGAAAAAGCGCTTGCCTGTGCAGTGCTGCAAGGGATCGGGGATGGCGATATTTCTGTGTTAGATACGCTTTTGTCCCGGGCGTTCGGTAAAAGCCGGCAAGCTCCGGAGATCGCTAGAAAAGTTAAATTAGATACGATTAAATCACATATAGACCCCCTGAGTGCCGCAGCTATCTATAAAGAACTGATGGGCTAAGAGTGGATTTTGATTATAGTTCGCCTGACTACACTGCGGTTTTTAATCATAGAATAGAGCGCTTACAACGTATCAGAGAGCAACCACATAAGCTTCCGATGCTTTATAGTTACTATAGAGAACACCCGTGGCAATTCATCAATGACTGGGGTAATACATACGATCCACGGAATTTAGCAAAAGGTTTACCGGCTACTATTCCGTTTTTACTCTTTAAAAAACAAGAAGAGTGGATAAAGTTTGTTTTTAAAAACTGGAAAGACTCGATATCCGCGCTCACTGAAAAATCTCGCGGGATGGGGCTTAGCTGGTTAGCAGTAGCTTTTTCAGCAACAATAGCTATCTTTAATGACGATGTTACAATTTCATTTGTTTCACGGGTTGAATCAAATGTTGACAAAATAGGAGACCCGGATTCTCTTTTTGAAAAAGCGAGAATGTTTATCGCACTATTACCTCCAGAATTCAGAGGAGATTGGATGGCACATAGAGACTCTTCGCATCTAAAAATATTGTTCCCAGCTACAAATTCTATAATCAGAGGGGAAGCCGGTAAAAATGCAGGGAGGGGAGGTCGGGCTTCTATCGTTTTTGTGGATGAAGCCGCGCATTTACAGCAAGCAGAGTCAGTAGAAAAGTCTTTGTCACAAACAACATTTTGTAGACAAGACATTTCTACCCCCAATGGCCGTGCAAACCCTTTTGCTAGAAAAAGATTTAGTGGGGCTTTACCCGTTTTTACATTGCATTGGCGTGATGATCCACATAAAAACAAAGAATGGTATGATAAAATGTGTAAAGTGCTGAATGACCCGGTTATAATTGCACAAGAACTAGATATCGACTATTCGGCCTCGGTCAATGGTATTGTGATCCCTTCGCAATGGGTTCAGGCCGCCGTGGGGGCTTATGAAAAATTGGGTTTAAAAAGCAGTGGTCCTGGAAAAACGGCTATGGACGTAGCGGACGAAGGATTTGATGATAACTCTATTTCGGTCAGGTTTGGGATGGAATTAAAATACTTAGAGACTTTTAGTGGGAAAGGTAGCGATATTTTTAAGTCGGTAATAAGAGCTTATCATATTTGCGATAACCATTCTATAAGCCTCTTGCGGTATGATGCGGACGGTTTAGGTGCTTCGGTGCGGGGGGACTCTAGAATGATTAATGAGCATAGAGCCGCAGAAGGTATTTCAGAAATAATATCAGAACCTTTTCGAGGGTCAGCGCAAGTCGTATCCCCGGAATTGAAAAATGGCACGGGGGTAAAGAATAAAGACAGGTTTCAAAATCTGAAGTCTCAAAGTTGGTGGCATCTGAGGACTCTGTTTTTAAACACTTATCGTGCAATTGTAGAAAAAATGGAGTACGATGTGGAAAATATTATTTCTATAGACCCACGCTTGCCGGAGTTAAGTCAACTGCTTGTTGAATTGTCGCAACCGACTTATTCTCTAACAAATTCGGGTAAAATAGTAATAGATAAAAGCCCAGACGGCTCTAAATCCCCTAATAGGGCCGATAGTGTCATGATTTTGTATTCACCGGAACGATCTAAAGGATTCTTTGATGTTTAATGTATTTTCAAGATTTAAAAAAAATAATATAGCTAGTACCGATACCGAAAAGAAAGAAAAGCCTTTTACTTTTGATAGTTGGGACAAACAAGTTACAGACTTCTGTGTTATAGAAAAACAAAAGCATGATAAGATTTTAGCAGAAGTAAATAAAAACCAATTTAAGCCTTCTTTACCTCCTATGCTGCCGGATGGCGTTACGATGGACTCCGCGCCTCTGGCAGCACCTTATGCTACTTACTCTCCTTTCGTTCCGACGGCTTTACTGAGCTGGTTCGGTAGCCAAGGATATATCGGTTCTCAGTTTTGTGCGATCTTATCGCAGCACTGGTTGATATCAAGATGTTGTACTATACCTGTCGAGGATGCTGTTAGAAAAGGTTATGAAGTTACAGCCAATAGTGGAGAAAAAATTTCGCCGGAAATTTTAAATGACCTTCGGAATTATGACGACAAATATAGAATACACGAAAATTTAGTAGAGTTCGGAAGGAATTGCAACATTTTCGGAATACGAATTGCTTTTTTTAACATAGAGCATGAAGACCCAGAGATGTATTATGAGAAGCCTTTTAATTTGGACGGGGTACTGCCTTATAGCTATAAAAGCATCACGCAAAGAGATCCAAACTGGGTTACACCTCAGTTAGACATAGAGGCCGCTTCAAACCCAATATCTCCATATTTTCAAGATCCGACTTGGTGGGTAGTATCCGGACGAAAACATCATAGAGAGCACTTAGCGATAATACGTACAGAAAACCCGCCAGATTCTTTAAAACCTGCATATAATTATGGAGGGGTCCCATTACCGCAGCGGATTTATGAACGTGTGTATGCTGCCGAAAGAACCGCAAACGAAGCACCCATGTTAGCTGTTACAAAGCGAATGTTGGTACAATCTATGGATGTTACACAAATAATCCCGAACCAACAAAAATTTGAAGAAAGAATGCGGTTACAAGAATATTGTAGAGATAATTATGGGACAAAATTCATAGGCGCTGAAGAGACTATTCAACAGTTAGATACTTCTTTAACAGATTTTGATTCTCTTATAACTTCGCAGTATCAATTAGTCGCTGGACAATCGGGGATTCCGTTAAATAAATTATTGGGTACTCCGCCGAAGGGTTTTAGCTCAACCGGGGAGTACGAGGAATCTAGTTATCACGAAATGCTAGAAGGGGTTCAAATAAAGCTAACTTGGTTTTTGCAAAGGCATTATGATTTATTAATCCGTTCTGAAATTTGCCCGAAATATGGAATAGCCCCTTTTAGTATAAAAATAGTGTGGGAAAAATTAGATTCACTTACAGAACAAGAAGCGGCTTTGGTAAATAAAACTAACGCGGAAACGGACGCTATCTTAATAGCCTCAAATACTATTGATAATGTAGAATCTAGAGATCGTATAATTAAAGATCCAAATTCAGGATATAACGGACTATCTTCGGAAGTCCCCGAAGAACTTGAAGAAGATAGTATAGAAGAACTTGAAGAAGATAGTATAGAAGAACAAGAGAATAACTATTTAGATTCTAGCGCGCTATGAAGATTGTAAAAAAAGGCAGTCGTATATTTACAAGCGCTAAGCAGTTAATGGCTTATAAAAAAAAAATAAAGGCCTGGACGAAGTCTATGCGGCGGGAAGTAGAGCGGCGGGTATTAGCTTTATTTGAAGCACCTGTGGGGGAAGAGTATCGTGAAATACAGAAGGGTCTATTAACTTTAGATGAGAGTATTTCAAGTCAATCTCGAATTTTATTAAATAGCCTAATTAAAAAGTATAAAAAATTATTCAGTACGCGGTCAAAAGAGGCTTCTGAAATTATGGTCCGGGGCATTCTATCAGACACGAAAAAGAATTTAAATAGAAGTCTTAAGCAAGCGGAAAAAGATATAACGGTTAACTCGGGGTTAATCCCGAGCTATCTCCCTGAAAATGTAAAAGAAACGTCAAAAGCGATAGTACTTGAAAATATAGGGTTAATAAAATCAATACCTGAAGAGTATCTGAATGATATTAGCGGCGATGTTATGCGGGGCATTATTGGGGGCGGTAATCTACAAGAAATTAAAAGAGCTTTATTAAAGCATGGTCAGATAACTGAAAGACGCGCGGATATCATTGCCGAAGATCAAGTGCGAAAAGCTACAAATGCTGTGGCGGCAGAAAGGATGAAAAGTTCCGGTATTGAAGTATTCGAATGGATACACAGTGGTGGCGGGAAAACACCCAGAAAATATCATCAAGAGCGAAACGGGAAATTTTACCGTTTTGATGATTTACCCATAAATCCGCAGACCGGCGAGAGAGAAATACCGGGGCAAGCTCCTAACTGCCGATGCACTATGCGGCCTATTTATGAATTTGAACCCGAATTTAGTAAGGCGGAAAAAAATGACGGAAAGAATTGAAGACCTTAATGGCTATATTGAAATCGAAGGGAATCCTATTTCTAGAGTAGGGGTATTTCCGTACTCCGGCGCGCAGATAAAAGCGCCCGGCTTAGATCCAAATAAAGTGTATTATATATATCGGTCTGAAGAAGAGTTAAGCGATCCTGAATGTATCGAGTCTTTTAAATTAATTCCATGGATTGAAGATCATGAGTTATTGGGCAAAAAAATAGGACTAGAATCCTCTGAGAAAAAAAAGATTGAAGGGGTAATTGGTGAAAAAGTATATTACGAAGATGGGTTATTGAAAGCCAATCTTAAAATTTTCACAAAAAGGATGGAAGATGTTGTAAGTAATGATAAAAAAGAGTTGTCAATAGGATATCAGTGCAAGTATACTATGACACCAGGGGTGTTTAATGGCCAGTATTATGATGGAGTTCAGACCGACCTTCGTGGTAATCATTTGGGGTCAGTTAGAGAAGGGAGAAGCGGTCCGGACGTTTCTGTTCTAGACGCTTTTATATTTACTTTTGATAGTGGGGGGATTTTAAACGTGGAATCTGAAAAAGAAGCGAAAGCCGAAATGACGTTAGAGACTTTAGCTGAAAAGTTAATGGCTCTAGAAGAAAAGATATCGAAATTTATGGCTGAAGACGATAGTGTGGAAGAACGTGAAGAATCTTCTTTTACAAAAGAGGAACCTCAATTAGATGAAGTCGAAGAAGAAAAAGAAACTAAAAAAATTGAGGACGAAGATATGAGCAAAGGGAAATATGCGGCTATGGACGAAGCCCTTTTTGCTAAAAAAATATTTAAAGAAATAAGTCAATGCAAAAAATTAGCCGATAGTCTATCTAAAGTAGTCGGAGTTTTCGATCATGCTGAAAAAAATCTCAATGATATCGCAGCTTACGGGGTTAAAAAGTTAGGACTGACGTGTCAAAAAGGGCATGAAATTACTGCTGTCGAATCGTATTTAAAAGCATATAACTCGGGAAAAAATAGAGTGACTAACACAGTCGTCATGGATTCAAAGCCCGCTGGTACTGCCTTTGAACAATTCTCTAAATATTTAGAAGGGGCTTAACTTATGTCGGTACAAACAACTGTTAATTTTTTTGCGGGATTCGGAAATCCCGGTGATTTTTACGATGATAGTCCTCGTCGCGTGGAACCTTTTTTATTGCAAAGTGGCGATCCCACTCAAAATATTTTTGGACGAGCTTGTACTGTAGTCGCCGGAAATACCGGAGGAATTGCGATCGTGGGGGGCACTGGAGTTTTTGCGGGGTTCTTATGCGATTCAAAATCGGTTATCACGAACGGTACTGTTGCTGGTGGACCTCTAGCCGCGACTTTAACTGTTCCAAATAATATTAATGTTCCGCTTTGCAATTTCGGTTGCATCATTGTTAGTTTGCCCGCAGCCGCAGCGATCGGGGATTCAGTTCTATATAATACGACCACGGGCGCTTTGACTACGATTACTCCAGGCGGCACACCTCCAGGTGGTACGGCTTTTGCGCACGCTGTGGTTGATCGATTCGCAATTACTGGGGCTAGTTTAGCCGTTATTCGAATTTCTGTTGTTTCTACGCAGGCTTAATTACTATGTCTACTCAAAATCAAGTATCTATTGAAAAATCTTTCGTCAACCCACGGTCTAGTCAGGCTCTATCAAAATTAAAATTTAATACAGCTATGGAAGCTATTGAATTTGCGACACACCCCGAAGGCTTATTAAAGCGTGGGATCGATGTGAAAAGTATCGCTTCTCATGCGATGGATGCCGTTTTACCAACGAATCAAACTACTTCTAGTATTCCTTTCCCTGTTCAATTTTTTCAAAATTGGTTACCAGGATTTACTCATATCGCAACAGCGAGACGAAAAGCCGATGATCTAGTCGGGCTTTCGACAATGGGGGAATTTTCTGATGAACAAGTTGTACAATCTGTTTTAGAATTGCAGGGCGGCGTTGTTCCTTATACCGACTATTCTAATATGCCTATCAGCAACTATAACATTAATTATCCTGCATATTCGGTAGTACGATTTTGGGAAGGGATTCAGGTAGGGGTGTTAGAAAATGAAAGAGCCGCTCGTGTAAATTTAGATCCTTTTGCGGCTAAAAGAAATGCAGCCGCTATGAACTTAGATATTGAACGTAATTTTATTGCTTTCAATGGATATAACAACGGCTTAAATAACACATATGGGTTTTTAACAGACCCTAATTTATCGGCGTATATCACAGTTCCTGTTGGCGCCGCGGGGCCAACGACTTGGGCAAGTAAGACTTACACTGAAGTCATTGCGGATATTATCTTATTTTTAAGTAATTTAAGAACGGTTACAAAAGAAGTAGTCGACCCGGATCGGGATGATATTACTTTAGCGCTTGCAACAGCTGTAGTCGATCAATTAAGTAAAGTTTCGCAGCAGGGCCAGTCTAATTCAGTCATGATGTGGTTACGAGAGACTTACCCCCGAGTTCGTGTTGTTTCAGCCCCGGAATTAACAGCAGCTAATGGCGGCGCGAATGTAGCTTATGTATACGCAGAAACCGTAAATGATATGTCAACCGATGATCGACGTACCTTTATGCAAGTAGTCCCAGTGACTTTAAAAAGTTTAGGCGTGAGACAAAATATAACTAATATAGAAGAAGGATATGCAAATGCTACAGCTGGGGTTTTTGTGAAAAGACCTTATGCGGTTGGGCGATATACCGGACTTTAATTTTTTATTAGGAGTAAAAAAAAATGTATGTAATTAAGTCGTATCTTACGGGTGCTGTAAAATATGAAGATAAAAGCGGAATAACCGTGGAAGGACGTACTAAAAAAACAAAAGGCTATGGAGAAACTTTTGTAACTGAAGAGCAATTAGGCCTTTTACGATTGAATAGTATTTTTAAGATACATGAAGGAAACGGAAATATCGTAGTAGTCGAAGAAAATTTGGCAGATGCTAAAAAATGAATAAAAATTACATATACTCAACGATGACCGGCAGTGTAGCATACGCATTATATAAACGGTTGCATGGAGAATTAATCCAAGAAGTAGAAGGTACTCGAGTTTTGATTAATGGGAATTCTCATGTAGCCGTGGCTACAAATCCTTTAAAAACCCATTTTATGACGCAAAAAGGAGCGGTAACAGTTGTAACTGATGAGCAATTAGAGCTACTTAAAAATAATCCGGTTTTTGATATTCATCTTAAAAATGGGTTTATTAAAATAGACTCTAAAAAAGACATCGATAATGCAATTCGGGATTTAAATAAAAAAGATAAGTCTGCGCCGTATTGCCCTGAGGATTATGAAAAAAATGGAAGGCGCTATGAAAGTGGGTCTAGAGTTAAAGCCCCCTCCGTCGGAAAAGTAAATGAATGACTTCAGTAACCTTTGACGTTACAAAATTTAGAGCGATGTATCCACAATTTGCGGACCCGGTTGAATTTCCAGACGTAATATTGCAGGGGTTTTGGGATTTAGCTACATGTTACATGTCCGACGAAAATTACGGTATTTTGCAGGGTAATTGTAGACAAAATGCTCTAAATATGCTGACGGCGCATTTGGCTGGATTATCGGGGGTACAAGCGGCCGGTGAGATAACAAACGTAATACAAAATGCGGTTGTAGATAAGACACAAGTTGGTTTTGTGGCACCACCTATAAAAAATTCTTGGCAGTATTGGCTGAATGAGACGCCGTATGGACAACAATTTTTAGCGTTAATGTGCGTCCTATCTGCCGGAGGATTTTATATCGGGGGATTACCTGAGAAGTCGGCATTTAGGAAGGTGTACGGAATTTTTTAATGAAAATAATTCGAACTAAAACTGAGATCGGTAAGAGTCTACAGTCAGCTGTAAAGAAATTAGAAGAAAATACAAAAGTAGGAAAAGTGGGTTGGTTTGAAAATGCAAAATACGATAGCGGGGTTCGCGTCGCGAAAATAGCGGCAATACAAGATAGAGGCTTGTCAGAAAAAAATATACCAAAGCGACCTATGCTCGAACCCACTGTGGCGAGAGAGCAGCAAAATTGGAAAAGAATATTTTTAATGGAAACTAGAAAACTATTAAAAGATGAAATAGGTATATCCCATATCTTAGAAAGGCTAGTTAACCGCGCAGCGGGGGATGTAAAAAAAACGATTTCACAAATTATAGAACCGCCGTTGAAACCCGCCACTATACGAGCTAGGACTAGAAAATATAAAGATAAGAAAATAACAGATACTTTAAGTAAACCGTTGATTGAGACCGGGATTTTATTAAGTACTGTTACCGGAATAGTAATTGAAGAGAGTAGCGATTAATGCGCGTCCCGGGGTCTAATTTATTAAATATCGCGTTACGGGCTATTTCAAAACAAAAAGTAGGTTACTATAAATTTTCAGGTCGAGACTTAAATAGTATAGGACAATATGAAGACACCTATGACGACCCTATAAATATATATGGCAGCTTTCAGGCGGTATCGAGAAAGATGTATGCTCAGTATGATTTGGACTTTTCGAAGTATTATGCGACTTTTTATACTTCTAATGACATCTTAGCAACAGATAGAGATGTGACCGGAGATAAAATTTCGTATAATAATTACACGTGGAAGTGTGAATCTAACAATGACTGGTTCGCACAAGACGGTTGGAAAGGAGTCTTAGTTGTTCGAATAATAGCGCCGTCATAAATATGTACGATAATCAGTTAATACAATTATTTTTACCGATCGTGTCTGAAGGCTTAGTCAGCCAAGGATTCACTAATGTTACTATAGCCGCAGCGGCCCAAAATTTTCAAGAAGGGGTTAATTCGGGCCCAACTGTTTTTTTTAAGAAAATTTCCGATAAACGTTGGGGATGGCCTGAAATAAAATATTGGTGGGATGATACCGCGCAATTAGAAAAAGGTAAAATATCTCAAGTCATGGAAACTACTTTCCGAATGCAAGCGCTGTATAGACAAGACCCGAATAACGTGGACTCTATAACGGCTTCAGATGTTCTAAATTTAGTTGCAATTATTTTACAAAGTGATTCAACTGTGCAACAATTAGCGTTACAAGGGGTAGGAGTCTTAAGAATTATGGATCTACCAGCTCCATATTTTGTGGATGACTTAGATCGATTTGAGTCAGCTCCATATTTTGATTTTATATTAACGCATACTAATTATTTGGATGTTGTGTCGAGTCCGATAACTGATATATCCGAAGGCATTTACAGGGTTTAAAATTATGGCTATCTTATTTTCGAAATATATCCCAATTAATAGCGTGGTGGGGGGTTCTTCGATAATTCAAAATAGAGAACTTATAGGTCGTATTATCACAACAAATCCTTTATTGCCGACTTCTACCGTCGGAGAATTTACGAGCGCTTATGACACGGGTGTATACTTCGGGACAACTTCGGAAGAATACTTACGCGTAAGTAATGCCTATTTTAACTATATAAATTCTAAAAATTTAAGTAACCCAGAAAAAATATCTTTCGCGCGATGGGCAGATGTGGATACAGCCCCTTTAATTTTTGGATCAAAGATATCAACCACCTTAGCTCAATTTCAAGCAATTACTGACGGAGCTTTTATTTTAACCATTTCCGGTACTTCTAATTTAATCAATGGCCTTGATTTTTCAGCGGCTGTTAGTTTAGCGGGAGTTGCTTCAATTATACAAACTGAGATAAGAACTAACACTGGGGCGGAGTGGACTTCGGCAGTCGTGGCTTATGATAATACCCGTGGAGGCTTTAATTTTACGGGGGGTCTAACGGGTGCAGCTACTATTAGCGCTTCTTTAGCTGGATCGGGCACAGAAATATTGAATCTCATCGGCTGGAATACTTTAGCAATTTTTTCGAATGGCGCCGATGCGCAAAGTATTACTGACATGCTGACAGGGTCTACTAATGTTTCTAGTAATTTTGGTTCTTTTATTTTTGAACCGGTTTTAACTTTGGATCAAATTATTGAAGCCACCACTTGGAACAATATAGTGCCTGATCAAAACGTAACTTATCAATATTACGTCCCTGTGTCTATTGCAAATGCCGCTTCTTATTCGGCAGCTCTGATCGATTTTTCCGGAACCGGGCTAGTGGTTTCTGAAATACCTGGAGAGTATCCAGAACAAGGGCCTATGTGTACTTTGGCTACTACTAATTATGCTTCGGAAAATGCAGTTCAAAACTACATGTACCAGATTTATAATTTTTTAACTCCCTCCGTAACAGATACTACAACTTCTAATACTCTAGATTCTTTGCGCGTCAATTATTATGGGCAAACTCAAACAAACGGTCAGCAGATTAATTTTTTTCAAAGGGGCGTGCTGACAGGGACTTCAGAAGATCCTGTGGACATGAATGTATACGCGAATGAACAATGGTTGCGCGCCGCCTTTGGTACAGCTTTGATCAATTTATTATTAGCAGTTGGAAGAATACCTGCAAATTTAGATGGCGAAAATCAAATTAACGCAACTCTTGTGGAAGGGCCTATTTCAGCGGCGCTAATAAATGGGACTATTAGCGTAGGAAAACCGTTAACTCTAGAAAAAAAGAATTTTATAATAAACATTACCGGAGACTCAAATTCCTGGTATCAAGTACAAGCAATCGGATATTGGCTAAACACAACTATTACGACTTCATTAACTTCAGATAATCGTACTGAACAAAACGCGAAGTACACTTTTATATATTCAGATGATGAGGCCGTTAGGAAAATTGAAGGGACTCACGTTCTTATTTAAGCTTTTTTATTTTAGGATATTATTATGACTTATATTCCCGTAGCTAATAGCAAAGTTAGAATTATCGCTTCAAAAAGTTTTCCAACGGGGTTTACGGCTACCGAGTTTTCGGATGACCAAGATGCTTTTGATATCCCTGAGAAACAAATTGCCGATGGTGCCATTGGGCCAAATGGAGATGCTGTTTATTGGTCTGTTGCCGGATTATATGAGACTAATCTAAGCTTTACGCCAAAAAGCGCGTCCGATCTAAATTTATCTATTATTGCTCAAGCTAACACCCCGGGAAAAGGAAAATTAATAGTTAATGACGTAATTACTCTTTCTATAATTTCTGGCGATGGGAGTAGTTATACTTTCTCTGACGGGAAATTGATTTCTTTTATGCCCGCACAAAGCGGAACAAGTGCGGGGAGATTAAAAAGTAAGGTCTATAAATTTAAATTTGCTAACTTCTCTAGTGTGGAGATACCCCAATAATGCAATCTTTTTCAGAAATAAGGTCTCCCGAAGAATTTCAGTTAAATACGAAAAAATTTTATTTATCTAAGTTAACAGCTTCCGAAGGGCGACAGATACTTATAATGTACCCGTCCTCAGCCCCGAGGCTATTCACACATGCTGATTATGCAAATAATGAACAGATCATGCTGCAATTATTCAAGCACGTATTTGTGGAAATAGAAATCGGAAAATACTTAGCGCTTAAGACTTTAGATTTGATCGACAATCATGTGGATAATGCAATCGACTTAATAGCCCTAGAAAAAAAAATGTTCGAGTATAACTTTGGTTTTTTTCTAGAAGGCAAGATCTTCCCTGGCTTGACAGATTTTGCCGTGAAAATAGAGGAATGGGCTACAAAAATTGCGATGAGTTTTTCGGAACAATTATTTCAAGTGGAAAAGCCACGCTCCGTGAATTAAGCACTTATTATTCGCTAGAAGATGCCTTTTATTTGTGGGAGATTGTTGTTACAAACGCATATAATGAATTTTTAGCGGTGCATAAAAAAGGGTAAGAGCTATGGGTATCGCAGAAACTTTTTATATACTCTTTAAATCAAATTCGGATGATTTAGTTGCAGGTAATGAGAGAGCGGAAAAGTCTACAAAAAAAATACAAAAAGAATTAACGGCTACTGGGCAATTATCGGATAAAGTCGGAAAATCTTTCGGAGGCCTTATTGGCGCTGCGGCTAGGGCTTTTATCGCTATAGCGGGGACGGCGGCTTTAATTGGATCAGCAAGAGCTGCGGTAAATTATGCAGATGGTTTAGGCGAACTTTCGGAAGCTTTAAATATAGATATTGAGAAACTTTCTGTGTGGGGGGATGCGGTAAAACGTAGCGGCGGAACCGCTGAAGGGTTTTTTGATACTTTAAAAACAGCGACAGCCTCTTTACAAGAATTCGCAACAAAAGGCACAAGTAGAACCGCTCCGTTCTTTCAAGCTTTAAATATTCGAATGACTGACTCGAAAGGTAAAGTGCGAGAATTTATTGATATCCTTCCAGAATTAGCCGATAGATTTTCTCAAATAGGAAAACAGGAAGCCTTTGGCCTTGGGCAAAAGTTAGGTCTTGATCGAGGAACGATCATGTTGTTGCAAAAAGGGCGTATTGAAGTAGACGCTTTAATAAGAAAGCAAAAAGAATTAGGGATAGTTACAAAAGAAGACGCCGCATTATCTGCTAAATTTAATGATCAATTAGATGATACCTCTCATGCTTTTAGAACAATCTCTTTAAGATTAGGGTTATTGATTATCCCATCGTTGACATCGCTATTTAATAAGCTTGAAATTATTTTTGTATTTTTTTCAAAGCATAAAGACCTAGCGGTTGGGGCGATTATAGGTATCGCCGGGGCTATAACGGCATATATGCTCCCAGCTTTAGTACGTATGGGGGTAGCTAATGTTATTGCTTTTGCTCCGTTCTATGCTGTAGCAGGTGTGATCGCAGCCGTAGGCGCGGCTATAGCCCTTGTGTATGAAGATATCCAACATTATTTGGCTGGTCAAAAATCGTTAATAGGTTATTTATTTGAAAAATTCCCTACTTTAAAAACAGTAATTGAAGCTGTCGGGAAATCGATAAGTTGGTTTTTAGAATCACTATTGTATACCGGAAAATTTATTCTACAAGTGTGGGATGACGTCACAGGAACTTTACGGGACGCGATCGGGATTATTTTAGATTTTTTAGGACTACTAGGAAAAGCGTACACAAAAATAAAACAAGTCTTTACTAAAAATAAGTCCATAGATATAAATTCTACGATAGCGCAAACGGGAAATGCCGCTTTGGCGTCAGCGAATAATTTACCTTTTTCACAATTCAGCACAAGTAATATTTTGAATAGCGCGAGCAAATCTTTAAGCAGAAATATAACTGTTCAAACTGGTAAAATAGAAATAGTGACCAATGCCACAGATGCCGTTGGCGTGGCTGATAGTTTAGGAGATAGTTTAAAAACGGCAATTAGACAAGCTATGGAAAACGCGGATGATGGAGTTGCGATATGAGCCAAGAAGTTGCGCTATTAGCTTCTACTTTTATTCCGGAGGTCCCTTATTCCCAGAATTTAATAGCTGTGTATGATAGTAATTTTGAACAAGTATTCCCGTATGCGTTAATTGCCAAAGTGTCTGTACGACGCCCGACTAAATTAATGGACCACCCTTTAGAAACTGGCACTGAAACAACGGACCACAGAGTAATTTTAAATACTGAAATTGAGCTACCTCTTATATTACGGCCCGAGTACTATAAAGAGACATATAATAATATAATTCATTTGTGGGAGACCGCAGAGTTATTAACGGTTCAGACAAAAGCAAGCGTGTTTAACAATCAAATAATCGAAGAACCGCCGCATGAAGAGTTAGCTGAAATATATAATACGATAATTATAAATTTAAAATTGAGGCAAGTTCAGATTGCGGTTTCTGGGGTTTCAGAGAGCTATAAAAATCCTACAAAGGGGTCTACGATTGACCGAGGCTCTATTAAGAGTGAGCCTACCGAAGCAGTGCAGGAAGAAAGAATTAGCACTTTGGGAAAAATAGTCTATTCTAAAAAGATGTAAGTATGAATATCATCCCGCTAAATCCTACACCGAATCAGTCATTATCTATTATCTTAGATAATGACTTTTATGATATTACTATTAAAGAATGTCGTGGAATAATGGCGTGTGATATTATAAGAAATAATGAAATTTTACAAACAGGAATTAGGATAGTTAGCGGATACCCCCTATTACCGTATTTGTATCAAGTAAAAGGTAATTTTTTCGTATTGACTAATAACGGAGACTATCCTTATTATCTAGAATTCGGGTCTACGCAATTCTTAATATATGTAAATATCGAAGAAGTGGAGAATTTCATTGCAGGAACTTGACCCAAGGCTAATTTCAATTTCCGTAGAAGTTAATGGGAAAATAAAAACTTATGACCAGAATTTTTCAATATCTGCAAAAGGGACGAAATTTGCTAACGAGCTCCAAAATGAAGCGGAAGTCACAATAACAAATTTAAATAAAGAAATCGCTAATTATATACTAACAGAGACGTCTCCTTTCAATAAAAATAAAACGCCGAAAAGAGTTACGGTGCAAGCGGGCAGAAAGTCTTGGGGGCTGACGACTATCTTTGTGGGGGATATAGCGTCTTCTATTATTTCACAACCACCTGATACTGTTTTGACTTTAAGATGTTTGACTTCTAATTTTGATAAAGGGAATTTAATCAATAGATATCAGAGTCAGACCAGTGCATCTCAAATTGCACGAGATGTTTCAACGGATCTGAATACAGTATTAAATTTTCAGGCGACTGATAAACAGATATCGAATTATACTTTTACCGGTGGGGCTTTAAAGCAAATTGGTAAATTAGGGGAAATGGGAGATTATGACGCCTATATCGATGATGGCGTTTTAGTAGTTAAAGATTCTCAGGTTCCTTTAAAAGAGCGAATTACAATTGTTAATTTAAATACAGGCATGATAGAAAAGCCAGAATTTACAGAACAGGGCATAAAAGTTAAATTTTTTTTAGATGGAGTAACAGTACTGGGCGGGGCTTTAAGAATAAACAGTACTACTAATCCGGCGGTTAACGGAGATTATGTGATCTATAAATTAGGTTTTGATATAGCCAGTCGGGAAACGCCGTTCTATTGGATCGCCGAGGCCTTAAGAAAATGAGTAACTCAAATCCGTCAATTAATCCAGCGAATAACGACGTCCTCGCTGGATTGCTAAATTTTACTTACAAAAAATATTTACAACAAACGGATTCTGCTTTGCCTGCAAAAGTAGTATCTTATGATCCACAAACGAATTATGCCCAAATACAGCCTATGATTATGATTGTGGGGACTGACGGGACGACGCAACCGCGTGGAAATATTGCAAAAGTCCCAGTGCTAATGCTGGGGGCTGGAAGCTTTTTCATTAGAGTACCTGTGAAGTCTGGAGATTTAGGATGGATAATCGCAAACGATCGAGATATATCATTGTTTTTAAAAGATTATACTATGAACCCCCCGAATACAAATAGAATAAAAAATTTCTCGGATTGCTTTTTTATACCGCATTTAATGAAAGACTACACTGTGGCCGAAGAAGATTTTAATAATTTAGTAATACAAAATTTAGACGGATCTGTTAAAATAAGCTTAGGCGAGAATACTATAACTTTAAAAGCCGATACGATTAATATAGAAGGAGAATTGATTGTGTCCGATCGAGTGATTGCAGAGACTGATTTCGCTTCAGGCGGAAATATTACTGCGGTTGGCGATATAACCCCACATACTCCGATACCACCATGACGATTACGACTTTAGGCATTAATGATGACAACGACTTATATTTAGGCGTGGATGGAAATATCGTTATGAAAACAGACATAGAAGCGGTACGTGATATTTGTCTGAATGTTGCACGTACTCAAAAAGGGGAATTGATCTATAACACAGATCAGGGCATTCCAAATTTTGAGACCGTTTGGCGCGGAAATCCGAATTTAATACAATTTGAAAACGCTTTAAGAGAAAATTTAGCCGCTGTGGAAGGAGTAAAACAAATTTTAGATTTAGGTCTGGCTAGGTCCGGAGACGTCTTAAATTATAAGGTGCTGATTTTAACGATATTCGGAGAGGTTGTAATAAATGGTAGCGTATAATTACTCGACTTTAACAGGCCTTATTATTCCGGATACCGTAGATATTCGCACAGGAGTGGAAGGGGAATACAAAGCACTGTTCGGCGCGGGATTGAATTTAAAACCCTCTACGCCCCAAGGACTTCTAATAACTGCCGAAACAAGCAATCGAGACGCGGTAGCTAGAAATAATGCGGTTATAGCAAATCAAATAAACCCAAATGTAAGCGGTGGTATATTTTTTGACGGGATTGGTGCGCTAACTGGATTTAAAAGAAATCCTAATTCGTATTCGGTAATACCTGCGGTAGATGTTGCGGGTATACCGAATGCTATTTTACCCGCCGGATCTCTTGCAGGGACTACTACAGGTTTTTATTTTCAAACCGTGAATCAGGTTGCTTTTGATTCAACTGGTGCCGCGAAAGTTAATTTTCAATGTACTATTGTGGGACCGGTTGCCGCTGATATCGGTACTTTAACGATAATCGTTTCAGGGCCTTTAGCCTGGGAAACAGTAAATAATACTATTGCGGCAACTTTAGGGACAGAGGAACAATCTGATGAACAAGCGAGAATTGCTAGACGAGAACAGATTGCAATTCAGGGCCAGGGGTCTTCTCTTGCAATAACTTCTGCAATTTATGCAGTTAATGGAGTGAAAACTTTAATATTTAGAGAAAATACTTCGGCTTCAACTCAAGTGATCGATGGTGTCACGATGGTGGGGCATTCAATTTATTTAGATATCGATGGCGGACTCGATATAGATATCGCCACAACATTACAATCTGTGAAAGATGGGGGTTGTGCGTACAATGGTAATGTAACGGTGAGTGTAACTGACCCCTATAGCGGCCAAATAATTCCGGTACAATTTTCTAGGCCGGACTTAATACCTGTTTTATCACGAGTAACTATCTCTGCGAATGTTAATAATTTAGTCCCTGACCCCGAGCAAACAGTAAAAGCCGCGATTTTAGCTTATGCTAACGGGGAATTACCGGGAAAAAAAGGATTAGGCGTAGGCATCCCCGTTTCCCCTTTTGAATTCGCCGGAGCTATAAATCGTTTAGCCCCACAGATATTTGTTCAAAAAGTAGAGGTGTCTTACTTATCTCCTATAATTTATGTGACTACTGAATTGCCCATAGAAATTTATCAAAAAGCTACTATCAATTCTGGGGCCATACAGGTAATACTAGTATGAGGATCCAACAATTTGATTTTTCGAATAATGTTTTGGATTCTATAATATGGCAATATGACAATGCCTCAAAAATAACAGGGCTTTTGCAATATAAAAATACTTGGCTAACAGAGAACCATACTGCTTTTTGGCAAAATTGGTATACCGACATTTTTAATTTAGATACCGCTAATGACTTTGGCTTAGCGGTGTGGTCTATAATTTTAGGGCTACCGTTATTTATTGAATTAAATCCAGAATCCCCGACAAAACCTTTTTGGGCATTTGAAAATAGAAAAAATTTTGATCACGGAGTATTTTCTAATGCTACTGACAATGGGGGGATTCCAATTTTAACTACAGAGCAAAAAAGAATCGTACTTAAATTGTATTATTATAAATTATGCAGTCGTTGCGCGACATATGGTAGCTATGGTATTCCGAATACGAATATGTTCTTAAATGCGATTTTTAAAGACTACGGACGATTTTATGTGTTAGATGGGTTAGACATGACGATTACTTACGTAATTGGGTTTAATATCGATCCGAATCTTTTACAGGTTTTGAAAGATTATGATATACTGCCCAGGGCGGCCGCAGTCGGAATAAAGCGATACGTTATTTTAACAAGGCCCGTGTGGGGGTTTGGCCCATACAACAAGAATTTTGACAACGGGAATTTTGGCGATGACTAAATATTATAAGTACCCTTTTGCTGAAGCGGGAACTACTGCATCTATCCCCGATGTGGATCCAGGCGATGGAACTGTTAGCTATCAGACTGGATTTGGCCCAGATTATTCAGCGGACCCTGCCACAAATCCTTCAGCTTTATTTGTACCCCGCGCGGAATTTAATGACCTAATGCTAGACGTTACTGATAACATTCAGCAGTATCAGCAATTAGCAGTGCCTGAATTTATTACTTCAATCGATAATTTAGGTTCGCCATTTCCATATGAAGCCAAAGCTAGAGTTCGTTTTTTTAATGCTGAAGGACAATGGGGCATTTATGAGTCTTTAAAAGACAATAATACAGACGTGCCTGAAATAGCACCCTTAACGCCTTCCAAAAATTGGCAAGAAATTGCATATAAGCTGACTGCTACAGATACGGGTACTGTAAATAACATACGGGCTTATACGGGGGCATCTTTACAAGTTTCAAGTTTCGGCGTTATTTTTATTAGTCGAGCGGCTTTTACCAATACTGGCGGACCGATGACAATACAATTGGGTAATTCGGAAGCCGTATATCCAGTTAAAACTTGTTACAATGGGGTTTTTATTGACCCCTTAGCCGGCATGTATGTGCAAGCCTCAATGCATATCCTAATATACTCATCAGGTGGATATATCTTAGCAAACCCCTATCCGGTTTCAGCAAAGGCTATTGTCACACAAGTAACTTTTTCAGGTACCACTTCTCAAACCATAACCGGTCTTTCTACAAATGCTTTAATACAATTTGATCATGTAGATACAGACTCGATGTCATCTTGGAATAACACCACGAAAACAATACTTCCGACGATAGCCGGAAAATATGATATTAGTGCTCAAGTATCCGCAAGCCCTATTTCCTTAAGCAGCCAAATTTTAGCCATCCGTGGATACATTGGAGGCGTTGATATACCTATAAAAGCCGCAGTAAAAAGAGTTTTTTCTGCCTCGGCTACTGATATATGGAATATCTCAGTCAATTCGATAGCCCTGAATGGTACTACTGATTACATATATGCGACTTGGTCGAACAGCGGAATAGCTAGTACAACCATCGGTGATGTTGGAGAATCTTATGACGGACAGTACCTATGTTTTTTAAATTTAACTTTTGTTGGGGAATCTTAAATCATGGTCGTTAAAGCAATTTACAATAATACTTTTACTATAACTCCTCTTACAATTTTGTCCGGTGAAAGTTTATCTCCATTTTTAAATTGTAGAGTTGACTCGGATCTTTCCGGCATGAAAAGTCTTAGAGCTATTCAATTACCTCAAAATTTTCCGGCATGTCAATTAAATTTTTCCGTTGGTTTTTTAGATGACGGCAGCGACTTAAGCCCGATAACTCCTACGGATGGGGTTGACACGGGGGATTTAGTAGTAGATGCTTTTGGGGATAGACAATTTATACCATTTTTTGCAAATTGGTTTGACGCGGCAGCTATAATCCAGATAAAGACGAGTATAGATATGTCTGAAGATGTAATTATTAATGCCATCTTACAGCCTATTTACGGTGGGTACTGATGAGAACCGCTATCTACATGTTACTTTTTATGGGATCTGGCGCGGGAGGCAATATACCACCCATAGGTACTTTTTTTATGATTACCGAAGATGGGGATCGTATGATTACTGAAGATGGCGATTTCATGGTTACGGAGTAAAAAAAATGGCAGATGTAAAATGGTCAGATAACTCAAAATTTCTAATTCGAACTGTTGTTAATGGCACTGATTATGTGACCGGACTTCAGAGTGGGCAAAATTCAAAATGGCAATGGCAAACAATTTTTGATAAGATAATAACCATTCCTAATTTATCACCCGCAGAACTTGTTTATGTTTCTTCTACAGGTAATGATACGACCGGAAATGGCTCTATTAGTAATCCTTATGCGACTGTTAGAAAAGCTGCTTCGGTAACATCTGGAACCACGCTTCTACCAAAGACTATCCTAGTTTCAAGCAGTCTTGATTCACCATCAAATGATGTTATGCTACCAGCTAACGTTAATATTATTGGCGCTGCTGAAAATGTCGTCATAAATGCTTCGATAAATATGGCCGCAGCCAATGGGTCTTCATCCGTCCTATGTAACTTAATTTTTAATTATCTGAATGTTGCCACAGGTTCATCTGCGTCAGAACCTGTATTTTATATAAGTAATTGCACTATTAGAAATTATGCATTATTTGGCAGTAGTTCTCAGCATATAACTGTGTACTTAGATAGTTGTAATTTTGGAAATAATATCAATTCAAATTCTTTTGATAACTGTACTGCATATTCAAAAAGTTGTATGTATAAAGACACTATGGTCGCTATAGCTCAAAATGCTAGGTTCGTGCAAACTAAATTTTATTCTGAAGGCGACTCCTTCATAAATTCTACTTTATTTTCAACATACCAAGATTCGGTGTCTTTTATAAGAGACGCTCTAATAGATAATTGCGATATCGCGCTAAGAAATAGTTCTCAAACATATTTAATAACTTCCCAAGTTTCTGATTTAACAATTACCGCCGCAAATACATCCGTTATAAATACAGATACTTTGAGTTATGTAGCAGCATCTCTTTCGAATTCCGCTGTCCAAAATTTAGTTGGTGTGCCTAATCTACAACAAGTTTATGATGTAGGAGCTTTGATTCAATTAGACGTGAACCCTTTATTGGTTTTGGGATCTTCCGGAGATCAACTTTCTACGACTTCAGAAGAAGGCACTCAAGCCCACGCTCCTTTATATTTTATTGGCGGATCTTATAATATTGCACAAACCGATATTGATAAAATTTTTATTAACTCAGATTCTGTTCCAAGTGGACTTTATGTTGCGTTAGAAACGGGCGGATTTTTATACGCACAGAATTCAAGCTTCTATGCATTTGCTATAAATTCTCCAACAATGACCGTGGTTTTCCCAGCGGGTGTTACGCTAGATGGTGTAGATGCTGCTAATTTTATTTTAAGACAAAATGACTATATCCATTTTATCAGAACTGCACAAAATACATGGGTATCAGATCAAGGATTTACTAAAGATAAAGTTTTTAATTCTATGATTGCAGGATCTGGAATTTCTATAGCGCAGGATGGTAATGGTAATAGCATTTTTTCTTTGAGTGGAACCGGCGCCTCTACAGCTTACGGATTTTTATCAGTTCAAAACCTATCAGCGCAAATAGCATTTACGGATAATACTACATGGATGCCGATCACGGGTGGTTTCTTATATTCTTCTGTTAACAATTTTTCTGTTGGGAACGATAGCTTAAACGGCCCTTTTTATTTGCAATACCTCGGGTCAGAAGCAGGAGTTTTTCAGATAACAGTTTCTTTTTCTTTACAGAGATTTTCATCAAATACAGCTTGTGGGTATTGGCTAAGCGCAGGTTTAAATAATTCCACTCCTATAAATTCTGGAAAAGACCAATTAAGTTTTTGCCTTGACGGAACTGGGTTTGTGGGATTTAGAAATGCTCAAGTTGTCACCTATACAATTCAAGTGCCATTAACTACAGGGCAAAAAATATACTATCTTTTACAAAATGCGGGATCAACTTCTTCGGTTGATAATGATGTTATGCCTAGGCAAACATTATTTACTATTCATAAAATCGGAGACATAGGTGGTTCAACCTCTGGTGTCACTAGCCTCAATGGGCTTACTGGTGATTTAGAAATAGCCGCCGGAAATAAAGCTCTGGTGACTTTACCAGATTCCACGACTATAAAAATTGATTATACCGGAGAAATTTCAGGAAATTTGACTTTTGTGGATACCACGGGGGCTGTTTATAATTTAACAAATCCTTGTCCGAGACAATTTAATTATACCCCAAATGGATCGGGGCAATCCGTTGTACTGCCCCCCGTACTGGTTTCTGAGGCTGTTAATTTATTAAATGTCGGAGATGTGATAACGATAATAAATAATAATCAGACTTTCCCCTTTGACATAAAAACAAATGATGGTACTTATTTGTGCACGTGTCGACCGTGGCAAATTCAAACTTTAATTCTTCAGGATAATTCTACAGCTGCTGGGACATGGTATTTTTCGGAAAGTCCTAAAAATATTCCTATTATTATTGATTCCAGTTCTGTTCAGGTAATGCCAAATATAAAATACATATTAAGAAATGGCTCTTTAACTAGTGTATTTTTACCGGCCAGCAACGGAGATGATGTGGTTGTTAATGAAGGAGATTGGTTTAGCTTTTATAATTTTGGCGCAGGCGGCTTTAAAATATTTCAAAGTGGAAATGGCGCTTTCACGCACGGAGATCAAATAACCTGGCTCTCTGGCCCGGCTGCAACCCGTGGTGCCGCAGGGTATGTGCAGACAACTCAGAATAACTCTTGTATTGAGATAACCTGCGCTAAATTCATTGCAGGCGGGACGGCGGACGATAATGATTTTGATTTTATTGTGACAAATTCGCAAGGGAGTTTTAATTTCGTATGACAATTCAAAATCCACTGGGCATAACGCCCTTAAACGGTCAATTGGTCTCTTCTGATTCAAGCGGGAACTTGAGTAACAGCGGATCGATGCATTGGGATAATACCAACACACGGTTATTGATTGGTACCGCCTCAGGATATACTGGCGTTACCACGGATCGATTAGAACTATCGGGGGGCACTGCAGGAAGTGTCAATATTTTAGAAGTTTATCAATCCCCGCGGTCTTTTTCGGCGGCCGCCAATGATGGATTTATGCTCTTAGGAGCAGCCACTTCCCCAGGTGTCCTGGGCAGTCATGATTATGGCGCTATCGTGATGGGTAATAACCCTAGTGTTAACAATGGCGGGGCAGGTCTTTTTCAATTTAGAGTAGGCGGCACTGCTTCAGCGAGTTCTGCCAATGGTCTATTTTTACAATGCCTCACAACGTCTGCAAACAGCATCAGTGAAATCGATTTTTATACGGGCGCCTCTGTTAAAAGAATGTCGATTGACGGCTCTGGCAATGTGAATGTGGTGAATTTAACCGCATCCCTACCGGTGTTTACCGATGCTTCCAAAAATCTCACCAGTACTGGAACAGTCGGCGCAACCAGTGGCGGCACCAGCCAATCGACTTATACCTTAGGCGATACTTTATATGCCTCTGCCACCAATGTTTTATCGAAACTCACGGGTAATACCACGGCTGTCAAACAATATTTAAGCCAAACAGGTACCGGCTCTGTTTCTGCAGCCCCTGCATGGGCAACCATCTCTGGCGCAGATGTTACTGGCGCCGCACTAACCAAAACAGACGACACCAATGTCACCTTAACCCTGGGCGGAACGCCCGCTACTGCGTTATTAAATGCGTCTAGCTTAACGTTAGGTTGGACAGGGCAGCTATCTATTGCCCGAGGTGGAAATAATGTTGGATCACAGACAACGAATGGGGTTTTATTTAACAATGGCACCCAAAATACAACAAGTTCTAGCTTTAGTTACACGACCGGGCTACTAACATCTACTACGAATTCAGGCGGATTTTCTCAAATCCGGGCACAGTATACTACAACTAGCGGCGTGGCCGGACTGGTTGCGGATCGTTTTGATCAAGCGACAGGAACAGCTAGAATGCAATACCGCACAAATGGGTCAGCGGTATGGTCTGTGGAATTACGTCCTGCTGATGCGTCTTTACATTTTTATGACGAAACGAATTCAACAGATCGAGTCACAATAAGTCAAACTGGTGATCTTACCGCATTGACTGGAAATATTTTAGTAAATACTCCAGGTAAAACAATTGAAATAAAAGAAGGCAGTAATGCATGTAAGGGCACAGTGACACTGGTTGCCGGCGCCGCTACAGTTAGCACTACAGCCGTAGGAACAAATGATATGATAGTCCTTTCTCCATTTACTGCAGGGGGAACACCAGGCAGTATTCCTTTTCCAACTATCACGAATGGCGCTTCATTTTCGTTAGCTGGATTATCGACAGATACATCTACATACAAATGGCTAATTGTCAAAGCCGCTTAATTTTTAAAAAAATATGAGGAAAAAATATGTCAGATTACACTAATTTTACGGGCACTCCACAGATAATTCAAAATCAGGGTGCGCCTTCCGATAATCAGATTTTGACAGAAAGTCAATTAGCGGCTTTTAATCAAGGTATTTTATTATTTTTTTGGGATAGAGAAAATACTGAATTATATTTTTTACAATTCATTGACTCTGAAACAGGACTTCAAACATGGACTAAATTTCCAATGGATCCTGATACTTTAATGTGGATTGGATTTCTCCCGGTACTTCAAAAGCTGTACTGGTGTGTTTCGAATTCTAATCCTTCAGATAACGAAAATATAAATCCGGTATTCTATGATAATTCATACGGCATACTTTGGTGGTGCAGGGTCACGGGTAGTGTTTTTAAAATGACGTCTTGGGATTCCGATGCGGGAACTCAGGTGTGGACACAAATAATTTAATTTTTTAGGAGAGCATATGAAGATTTTTAAAATACCAGAGCAACAAATGGCACAAATAGGAGCAGAATTAGGTGAATGCCCGGCAAAGTATGTTTTTGGTATTATTGAATTTTTACGGTCTTTAAAGCCTGATGAAGAAAAAGAAGATACATCAAATAAGGATTTAAAAGTTTTAAAAAATTCGCCATTGATGGCTTCTGTGGCGGACAGCGCTAATGCAACTCAATCAACAGAGAGTTGATACAACTTTCGTGACGCAGTCTCAGTTTGATAATTTTAGACGTGAGATGCAACAAGACTTTAATAAACTTCGAGACTGCGTCACGAACTTAATTACGGAAATGACTAAAACCATTTATGTTCAAGAAGAATTAACGAGAGAACTTAAAGAAATAACAAGGATTATTAAAAAAATAGAAATTGAAAGAATAGAATTAAAAGCAAAATGGAAAATATTCTGTTATTTTAAGCCTATTTATCAGGGAGTGTTTAAAACAGTATTACTCGTTATTGGATTTTCGATCACTTTTCACAGCGGTAATGATATTCTGAACTGGGTGAAGTATGGTTTTAAAAGTTGGTTAGGATTTTAATTTTAAATTTTTAAGAGGATACAAAGATGCCTTTGAAATCAGGTAATTCTAAAAAAGTTATGTCTGGAAATATTAAGAAAGAAATTGAAGCCGGGAAGTCTAAAAAACAAGCGGTAGCTATTGCTGAAAATAAAGCAAAAAAGTCTAAGAGGAAAGGGAAATAATTTATGCGCTTCGGTATTCAGTATGCATTTCACCCCACTCCGGAAGGTTTTAGAAATGCGGGGGATGTTATTTTAAATAGCCTGGGAATTACAGGGGTCTCTGTTATTTTAGCAAATCACACAACGGCCGGTTTAATATTAACTGGAACAGGATTTTTATTTAAAATAATATCTAACCTATTTACATCTTAAAATTTCTTAAAGCCGATAGGAACATATTTTTTGTGTCTGTGAGACAAATTCTTTCTATCGGCTTTTCAGTAAAAGGATTTACCTTTCCACCAAGAAAATATTTTGAGCAATTGGGACACCGATATCTTTTAAAGTTATTAAGGGTCGTGCCGTACCTGACGGCCAGAATTTTACATGAATCGCAGATAATTCTTTTCATTTATGATACCTCAGTCCAGTCCAACCATTTTTTGCTTTGATGGGCCAATCTTTAGCCCATTCCGGCATTTCTGACATAATTTTTTCAAATTCTTTTAAAGACCCGAAGCCCATTGCACATTCGGCAATAATTTCATCGTACACGTGAATAATAATCTCGTACCCAGCTTCAGTTAATTTAATAATTGCATATGCCAAAATGTCCCTACTTATAGCCTGTATGACATTTTCTACTAATTTACCACCGTATGTGGTCTGCTTAATCCACCCAACGGGTCCGTTTTGTGGATTAGAATTCCATCCACAAAATGCTATCTGAGGGTACCGCAGTTCATTATATTCTATTTTAGCATCGTGGTATACGATTTTTCTTCCAGAAGGTAGAATACAAAATAAAATATTATTTTTAGTAATATACTTTATACCATTGTATTCAAATTCTTTATTAGGATTATAAATAGAATTTCTAGCTGCAGTCTGTAAGCCATCCCACAACCCCACAATTGCCGGATTTGCTTGCCGCCAAGCTTGTACAGCGATATTTATCTCAGGGTCCGATAGATATTCTTGCGCTTTAAATCTTTTCCAAGCGCCTATCGCTCCCTGGTAGCCACTCGCTAATTCTGCGACTTTACCTATTTTTCTTTTTGGATGATGCTCTCCTGTTTTTTCTTTATAGGATATAAAGTCTTCAAAAGGAATTCCACAGATCTTAGAAGCCGTGGCTTCATAAATCTTTCCATGGCTATTAAATAAATCTATACGCCACTGTTCTTTTGCAACAGCCGCTAAAACTACTGCTTCGATAGACGAGTAATCTGAGCAGATTAAATAATTTCCCGGCGCGGCTGTAATTAAACTGCGTAGGCAGCCAGAAATAGCGTCAAGAGCATTCGGAAAATAAAATTCAAAAAACTCCGAGGATTTAGGTTTTGCTAATTGTAAGACCTGCTCAATAGCAGCTATATTCCATTCTTTTTCAATTAAATTTATTTTATTCCCGCAATAAAAACATACTTCCGGGGAACTTGAATATCGGCTACAACTGCATAAATAAACTACAGGACCGGAATTAGGGAAATTATGAGGCTGTAGCCCACTCCCTGTGGCCCTTCCAGTTCTAGCGCCATGATAAATAAAAAGATCATGCACTCTATTATTTTTAGCTACTTGCTTTAACATGGCATATAGTTTTTTAACGGCCGCGCTATTTATTAAATTTCGTATTTCTAATACTCTTTTGACTTTTTCAGGGAGTATTGTCTTATCTTTTAAAAGATTAGTTACGGTTTCTTCAGAAAGATCATTTACGTGAATATGGTACTCATACATCATCCATTTTTTTATTTTAACTATCTCTGACCCGCTATTTACTTCTCCCCCCGTTATTTCTTGTAATTTTGAAATATATTTTATAAAAATGTCATCGACTATTTTAATTAAATTTTTAACAGAAGGGATATCGATATGTATGCCTCGCCTATTTATCTCTTGATCTATCTGCCAGAATTTTAATTCGATTTCGCTTAGATCAGGTATCACAGCGGAAATTTCAGCTTCGACTTTAGTATCTGTGATATTATAGTTATAGAGCAGTTTAGCGTCTTCAGGATCTTCAGCTGGTAAAATTCTTTTTCTGGGATCTGTTTTTGTGGGGTTTTTTGGAGCACTGAATTTTTTTAATAACCTTTGTCCATCTTTATCTTTTTGTATACCTGTTTTTAAAACTAATCCAGCATTAGCTAAAGACCCTGGCAGACAATGCGCTCTTGCTTTAGCCATTGCGCACCTAATTTGACCCCGTGGTAATAGTGGGAATCCATATTTTTTTTCACAAATATTTTCCCACACCCAGGCTTCAAAAGAAACGTTCCAGGCTTCAATTAATAAGCCGTTTGCTAAATGTTCGAATAGGTCGTAGGGCGGGGGATTCCCAGGTATCCATAATTTTACGCCTGACCCATTTTTTAAATTATATGCTAGACTTAAGACTTCCGCATCCGGATGTTCCGTATATACTGCCGCGCCTATGTCTAAAAGCCCTTTGCCTATCCATCTTTGTCCTTCAGTCTCCCACAGAAATCCTGCGGGAGAGTACGTTTCAAAATCGAAATCTGCAATGACCTCGGAATCCCCAAAAACCGTTTTTAATTTAGTACCATACTTTAGTTCATGCGGCGCAGGAGGCGCAGGAATTATCATGCAGATAGTCTACCGTGCTGTATCAAAAGAGCATCAGTCCAATTGGCATCGATCCAGTCTTGATATTTCGTACCTGCTGCATCTCCGATCATAATTTTTGAAGTCACAGAGGGGGGTAGCGGAGCGGGAGGGACAGATAAAATTTGAGGGTAAGGAGCAGGCTGTTGTTCTACTTGTGTAAATTGCGGAGAATAAGCAGAAGGCTTACTTTGTGGGGAATCAGTATTAACCACTTCGGCATTTAATACTGAAACCGGTGTTTGTTTAACATAATCCGGCAAAGGCTCTTGTCCAAATCCTAATTTCTCAGTATCCGGTGATAAAATGATAGGAGCGCCGTACCCGGTAAATGAAACTATGGGACAATTTAAGTAAATACCAGAGTGTATTTGTTGACCGTTCGAAGCCACGTTCACAAAACCTTGCGCATAATTTCCCAGGCTAAACATTTCCGGGGTCACATTTTCTTTTTTTCCATTTTTGTCGCATAAAATTAACGGAAAACCGTGTTTCAATTTTAAGATCCAAGAATTTTGAAAACCGGCACAATCACAAGGCCTTTTATTATTATTATTCGGAATAGTGCTATCCCCGTCAACAATTTTCCAATGAAAATTTGGGTTATCTATCTGCCCATTTGGAAAAAAGGATTTAGCCAAACCATAAATTTTTCCACCCCAAGCAGTTTCGCGCCAATGACTTTCTCCGCATTTCGGAATAGCTAAAGCTACAAAATATTCATTTCGCGGGTCTCCTTTTTTTGTTACTAAAAGATTTCCAGCCATGTCTGTAGTATTTGGTTCACTAACAGAACCTTGCACTAATCTTCCCACAGGTGTGATAAAAGAATTTTCTTTCATAAAATAATCCTCATGATTGATTGAAAAGTTGTTGTAAAAAGTTGTCTTTGACTTCAGTTAATTTTAAAGAGCTTTGTGTGCGTGTTGAAAATTTGTCAACAGTCTTGTCAGGAATACCTAGGTTTTTTGCTTGCGCTGGCGTTATTAACTCTGGAGATTTTAACAGGTCGACATTAAATTGTCTACCTAAATTTAGCACTTCTTCAATACCATAAGCCCATTTTCGATTACTTAATTTTGATTTTAAAGTGTAATTTTCTACAGCGATTCCGCGCTTTAAATTATTAACGGCTATCTCTTCTAACGCCATTCTTCGAGCTTCAAGTATCTTTTGTATTTTTTTTAAATTTTGCAATTCTCTTCCCACAGAATCATTGTGCATTATTTTGTTGGGGTCGTGTTTAGCTATATCTGAAATAAAAGCGGCTGAATTTTTTAAAGTTAAACATGAAGTTTTAGCTTTACAGAAGTTACAGTGGGGGCCTGCTGAAGTCTTAGGGTTTTCGGACACCGCTAATTTTTCTATCTTTTTAAGATATGGAAAATACTTATCTTTTAATTGTTCAAAAGTCACCCCCCATCTATCTATGCCTATTTTTGAATTATAGTCACGTGGTTGGATAATAGACAGTATGATACGTGTAGTGGGCTTAAAATTTATAAAATTTTCAGTATGTATAATTCCTGCGGCGTATTCTAATAATTGATAGTTTTCAAATGCAGAAATTGGATAATGCCCATACTTTAAGTCCCACACAAAAAGAGTATCTTGTATTGGTGAATAAACATAACAATCCGGCGTACCTTCACATTGTGCATGAATATTATGTATCTGTAGTTTTTTTTCAATGTTTAGAAGGTGCGGGCTTAAATTCTCTTGTTTAAGGGTTTTTATAACGTCATTAATATATAAGGATAAGTCAGTTAATAATCTAAAATTCTTATTGCACATTTTCAATAATTTATTTAAGTCTTTAGCATATTTATAAGAAGTATTTAAATTTTTTAAAATTTCAGCGGCGATTCTGTGGGCTTCTATACCTTCTTCTGCAGCTGTAGAATATGATGCCACAGAGTTCTGGCTTTCTAATTGAAAAGAGCCTGGGCACGCAATACGCCTAGAAACAGAAGAAGGTGATAAAATAGTCATATTAAATATAACAAATTGAATTTAATTGATCTAATAAAATGGGGATAGCCTCTGGAGATTTACTTATCTCATATAAATTATTAAATCCAAATGGGACTATGACTTCTAAGATCTGTTCCATCGTTAAAGTTTTAGAGACTTTAATACGATCATTGATAATCTTCATAAAATCGTTAAAATTATTAGCCGTGTTTGGGACATTAGCTGAAATATTTTGTAATACCGGTGGTGGCGGAGGTATAATACTCTGCGGAGGTTCTACAAAATCTTGAATGATTTTAGAAGAAGTATCTTTTTGAGAAGCTAAACGCCAAGTCCCGTTTTTATTTTTAGTTTTTAATTTAGCGTGTATCTTTGAATCCCACGTCACACCCGCGGAATCTACTTGATTTAAGTCTATAAAATCTAGATTTTTTAGGGGTTTATTCTCTTCAGATAAATCATCTTGTTCAGAAATTTCTGTTGCCGCGATATCCGAAAGTAGAACGGTACTATACCCAGCTGTCTCATATTTATTACATAACTCTCTAAAAGATTGATACAAAAAAGAGACATCTTTTTCTGTTGAACAAAGTGCACTTAGTGTAATATCTCTTTCATCGATTGTTACTTTCATTTTTATCTCCTGTTTATTTTCATAAATTAAAATCTGGTGCCATTTTCACCACCAGTGCCATTATCAAAGCCAGAGCCAGGGCCAAAGCCATCGCCATAGCCATAGTCAGAGACAGAGCCGCAGTTGCTATCGTTCATTTTTCTCTCGAAGATGTTTGTAAGTACTTAATTTTAAATTAATAGCCAGAACCGGAATCAGAGCCATAGCCAGAGCCATAGCCACAGCCAGAGCCATAGCCATCGTCATAGCCATCGTCATAGCCAGAGCCATAGCCATAGCCAGAGCCATAGCCAGAGCCATAGCCAGAGCCATAGCCAGAACCAGAGACAGAGCCATAATCATAACGGCAGTTGCTATCGTTCATTTTTCTCTCGAAGATGTTTGTAAGTACTTAATTTTAAATTAATAGCCAGAACCGGAATCAGAGCCATTGTCAGAGCCATGGCCAGTGCCAGAGCCAGTGCCAGAGTTATAGCCAGTGCCATAGCCAGAGCTATAGCCAGTGCCATTACCAAAGCCAGAGCCAGAGCCAGAGTCATAGCTAGAGCCAGAGCCAGAGCCAGAGCCAGAGCCAGAGCCAGAGTCATAGCTAGAGCCAGAGCCAGAGCCAGAGCCAGAGCCATCGTCATAGCCAGAGCCATAGCCATAGCCAAAGCCAGAGCCAGAGTCATAGCCATCGTTATATCTATAGTTGCTATCGTTCATTTTTCTCTCGAAGATGTTTGTAAGTACTTAATCTTAAATTAATCGTCAGAGCCAGAGCCAGAGCCAGAGCCAGAGCCAGAGCCAGAGCCAGAGCCATAGCCATAGCCATAGCCATAGCCAGAGCCATAGCCAGAGCCAGAGCCATAGCCAGAGCCATAGCCATAGCCAGAGCCATAGCCAGAGCCATAGCCATCGTCATAGCCAGAGCCATAGCCATAGCCAGAGCCAGAGCCAGAGCCAGAGCCAGAGCCAGAGCCATAATCATAGCGGCAGTTGCTATCGTTCATTTTGTTCTCGAAAGGGTAAGCTAAAAGCTGAGACTAATAATAAACAGAGCTTGAAGCAAAACTAGAATCAGCGCTAGCATCAGAACTGTAGACATTTATGATATCTTCCAGGGATTAACATTTAAAATACTTTCTTTTGCAAAATCTGTAACGGGTATTATTTCTATCACATTGAATAAAGTTATTTCATGTACCGGAATAGCAAATTTGCAGTTTTCCGGGTCTTTAGTCCCTTCCATAGCTAATTGAGATAAAGAACACGCACCGCTCCAAAACCAAATTCTAGTTGCATCTAATAGTATGACCTCGTCTTTATCCTTAGCTTTCAGATACCCTGTGAAAACGCCTGCTGAGTAGGTACGTATCAGTACATAAGTTAATTCGTTCATTTTCGCCTCGTTGTTTGTTGAAAGAAATAGTATTTAAAAGTATATTGACGAACATGTCAACAACTATTTTAAGAGATTATCAAATACATGCAGCTCTATACCTATGTTTTTTAAATCTTCAATTGCTTGTTTCATTTTTAAGTTCCTCTAAATTAAGTTCTTTAATAACATCAATTCCTGAAATTTCTAAAAATACCTTAGGACAAAAATTTGGAAGATTTAAGACCAATTGTCTATCATCATCTGATGTGTTATTCCAAGATTTACGCCAAGCTTCTTTATACCCATTTATCTTTAAATAACCCCCTGAAACAAAAAAATTAGGATTATTTATTTTTTCTTGATCTGTCATATTTTTTTTAGAGATCCATTCAGTTAATTTAAAAAATATAAAATTAGGTTTAATACATTCGCTCCATATTTTAGATGAGCACAATTTATTAAATACTAAAATTTCATCTGGGGTTGTTGTGTTAAAAAATCCACTGTTCCAGTTCCCACTGTTCCAGTTCCCACTGTTCCAGTTCCCACTGTTCCTGTTCCCACTGTTCCAGTTCCCACTGTTCCTGTTCCCACTGTTCAAGTCCCCGCTATTCCTGTTCCCACTGTTCAAGTCCCCGCTGTTCCAGTCCCCACTGTTCCAGTCCCCACTGTTCCAGTCCCCACTGTTCCAGTCCCCGCTGTTCCTGTTCCCACTGTTCCAGTTCCCACTGTTCCTGTACCCACTAGCTATTATTGTAGCTTCATAGATATTAATTTTCTCCTCGTCTTGTTGGCATTTTTCAGATAACCATGGAATTATTTTTTGATTCATTCCATTTCCCCCAAATAATTCCAGGCACGGATTAAATGCAATTTACATTTATGACTAGGAATTTCATGACGGGAAGAAAATAATTTTTTATCACAAGTGTTATCACTACAGGCTATAAAAAATCTACCTACATTTGTTTGGTTACATTCGGCTATGCTATCACAGCATGAACAATTAGCTATTGATATCTCCTCCACTTCCCATTTTTCAAAAAACATACTTGCTAATTCCGCCGGTTTATTAAATAACCAATCTCCAACTGATTTAAAATCAACTGGATCAAATCCATAGCTCAGACTTGGTGTGGGCCTGGGTCTAATTAAAGCCCCGATCTCTTTAGCTATTTTTGCGGCTTCATAAATATTCATTTTCGTCTCGTTAGTTGTTGACAGAAATAGTATTTAAAAGTATATTGACGAACATGTCAACAACTATTTTAAGAGATTACCAAATAAATCTCATCAATCAGATATACGCGGCCTGGGACACACAACAAAATGTTTGTGTTCAATTAGCAACGGGCGCAGGTAAAACCGTGTTATTTAGTAAAATACTAGAAGTGCATGACGGGCATGCCATTGTTGTTGTGCATAGATGCGAGATTCTAGAACAAATATCTATCACTTTAGCAAAATTAAATATTAAGCACGACATCATTGCTTCAGATAAAACTATACGCCGACTTATTTCTGCGCATTTATCTTCATTTAACGAATCGTTTTATCAAGCTCAAAGTAGTATTATAGTAGCAAGTGTAGACACTTTACGTAATAAAGTCGATTCAAGATTTAATTTAGTAACTCTCTTAATACAAGACGAGGGGCATCATGCTCTTAAAAAAAATAAGTGGGGGCAAATAGCGGAACTGTTCGAAAAAGCAAAAGGCCTTTACCCTACGGCTACGCCTTGTCGTGCAGACGGAAAAGGCTTAGGCCGTCATGCGGACGGTATGATAGATTGTCTAATTGTCGGACCTGGCGTTCGTCAATTGATCAACGCCGGCTATTTGTGTGACTATATCATATATGCGCCCGCGGGCGATTTAGATTTAAGTCAAGTCCCGGTTGTCGCCGGCGGTGATTACAGTCAAAAAAAATTACAACAAGCGGTTAAAAAGTCACATATTGTGGGCGACATCGTTAGTCATTACGTGAAGCACGCTAGCGGTAAGTTAGGATTAACGTTCGCCACAGGTATAGAAAATGCTACAGATATAGCTAAAGCGTATAGAGAAGCGGGAGTCCCGGCAGAAGTAATTAGTGGAAAAACTCCGGACGCGATTCGAATAGATTTATTAAAGCGCTTTAAAAATAGAGAAATCCTACAATTAGTGAGTGTGGATATTTTTGGAGAAGGCGTAGATATACCTGGAATTGAGGTTATTTCGTTCGGTAGGCCCACAGAAAGTTATGCAGTTTATATGCAACAATTCGGTCGTGCGTTGAGGCCAATGCCTGGAAAAACCCATGCGATAATTATCGATCATGCAGGTAATGTCATGCGACATAAATTACCCGATACTTTTAGGCATTGGACTTTAAATCGCAGAAATAAAAAAGAAAATAAAAAAGAAGAGAATTTTATAAAAATTTGCGGGAACGAGTCTTGTTGTGCGGTGTATTCTAAATTATTAAAAAAATGCCCATACTGTGGATTTTTCACTGAACCGATTTCACGTGAAAGTCCCGAGCATGTAGATGGGGATCTTATTGAATTATCACAAGAAATCTTAGAAAAATTACGTGGGGAAGTACGACGTATAGATAATGCTTGCATTGTGCCGGGTCATTTAGATATGATCGCTAAGCTGTCTTTACTTAAAAAGCACAAGGAGAGGCAGCTGGCGCAAAAACAATTGCGTGAAGAGATCGCAAAATGGGCTGGATTTGAGAAACATAGAAATAAAGAGGACTCAGAAATATATAAATTATTTTATTTAAAATTTGGAATTGATATATTATCAGCGCAGGCTTTAGGCAGAACAAGAGCTTTGGAATTATCAGAATTAATTAAAACTGATTTGGGGGGCATAGGATGTTCTTAGAAGAATGGTTCAAAAAATATAATATACCACAAGAGGCGATTCATGAATTTAAAGTTATGACGTTTAGAGTAGAAGGGGTTTTAAAAAGTCCGGAGGGCGATTTAACAGAATCTTATATACAAAAAATGATAAGGCTAGAAGCGTGTGCTGTAGGAGGGAGGTTGTGGCGGAATAATGTTGGCGCGGTACATACTTCAGATAATAGATTTATTAGATTTGGCTTAGCGAATGAATCTAAAAAAGAAAATCTAATTTTAAAGTCTTCAGATCTAGTCGGCATAAAGCCTGTTAAAGTCACGCAAGAAATGGTCGGTCGTACTTTCGGACAATTCTGGTGTAAAGAAGTAAAAACAAAAGGATGGCGATATTCTGAGGGTGATGCCCGAAGTCGCGCACAATTAGCGTGGATAAATTTAATAAATACTTTAGGAGGCGACGCTTGTTTCGCTTCAGGAGCTGAGTCAAAGCTATGAGAAAAAACCCAGGTGATCGACGTAGAGAAATTCTGAATTGCGGTATAAAGATTGCTAAAAAATGTGGGTATAAAAAGATAACGATGCAAAAAGTTTCTAAAAAATTAGGAATATCCCCGCCGCTTATGCACCACTATTTTAATAATGTGGAAGAACTAAAAAATGAGATTATTAAAGAAGCTCTAGAAAATGGTATTGTAGAAATTATAGCCCAATTGATGGTATTTAAAGACGCTCGGGTTAATAATATTTCTGATACTACTAAAAAACAGGCCATAGACTTTATTTCATCTTAGACTAAAATTTACGCAAGGATGTTGCCATGAAAAGATTACCGCAAGCTCTTAAAGGGCTTGAAAAATACTCTCAGTTTATTTTGTATCGAGTTATTCCCAGCCAAAAAAGACCGGGAAAAACTGATAAAATAACCGTCGATTATAAAACGGGGCTAAATGTAAATCCGTATACGCCCGGGGTTCAAACCGATTTTACTACATTAGCTAATATACTTCCCGCTTTTTCAGATGACTTTCGGATTGGGTTTATCTTATCGGAAGACGACCCCTTCTTTTTTTTAGACATAGACGATTGTCTCATATTAGAAAAAGATAAGTCAGAATGGAATAAAATAGCAAAAGAGGTATGCTCTACTTTTTCCGGCGCTGCTATAGAAATATCTACGTCTATGCGCGGTCTCCACATCATTGGGAAGTATGCTAAAAATATCCCGCATGCTTGTCGCGATCAGAAAAAATTAAATTTAGAATTATATACTAAAAAAAGATTGATCGCGCTAACAGGTATATCCGCTGTGGGGGATGTGAATTTTGAATGCACTGATAAATTAGAAAATTTAATTCAAGACTATTTCACTGCCCAAATTTCGGAAATTATTAAAAAAGAAAATATCTGGAATTTAACACCGCGCCCGGATTGGACCGGGGCGACAGATGACCGAGAACTCATTAAAAGAGCATTAAGCCAAATTTCATGTCGTTCTATATTCGATAGTACAACAGCCACTTTTCAAGACTTGTGGGAAAATAATTCAAATCGATTAGCAGTA